GCGATGTTTAAAAGCTTCTGCGATCGGCTTGATGTAGATCATGGGTCTGTCGATTCGCGCTTACGCCCGCCATCGCGGCGTTTCTCATGTAGCGGTTAAGAAGGCGATCGATACCGGGCGCATCACGCCAGAGTCAGATGGCACGATCGAACCCAATCGGGCGGACCTCGAGTGGGCGCAGAACACGGCGTCACCCAGAAAACCCGCCATTGCCACAAAGGGAACCGCGCCGGCAGCGGAATCGGTTCGCGCCCCGATCAGAGAAACCGGCGAACACCTTGCCCAGCCGCTGTCATCTGGTGGCACCTCGCTACTCCAGGCGCGTACCGTCAATGAGGTACTCAAGGCCCAACTCAACAAGGTGGAACTGGCCCGCAGAAAAGAGGAACTTGTCGATCGCTCCCAGGCCATCGCCCATGTCTTTCGCCTGGCGCGAACCGAACGCGACGCCTGGCTCAACTGGCCTGCTCGGGTCTCTGCACAGATGGCGGCCAGACTGGAGATTGACGCCCATGAATTGCACGTCGCCATCGAGTCTGCCGTGCGCGAGCACCTGATCGAACTCGGCGACCTTCGGCCACGGGTGGATTGATGAAACCGGAGAATTACGAAGGCGCGCTCGACATCGAGAGAGCCTGGCGGGAGGGTCTGATTCCGGACCCACTGCTTTCTGTCTCCGAATGGTCAGACCGGCACCGGATGCTGTCGAGCAAGGCATCCTCCGAGCCCGGGCGCTGGCGGACCGCAAGAACGCCGTATCTCAAGGCGATCATGGATTGCCTGTCGCCGACCTCGCCGGTCGAGCGCGTGGTGTTCATGAAAGCGGCTCAGTTGGGTGCGACAGAGATGGGCAGCAACTGGATCGGTTACGTGATTCATCACGCCCCTGGTCCAATGATGGCGGTCTGGCCAACCGTGGAAATGGCGAAGCGCAACTCCAAGCAGCGGATCGATCCGCTGATCGATGAATCGTCGATCCTGCGTGAATTGATCGCGCCAGCCCGGAGTCGCGACTCGGGCAACACGATTCTGGCGAAGGAGTTTCGCGGGGGCGTCCTGGTGATGACCGGAGCGAACAGCGCGGTCGGACTGCGCTCGATGCCGGTGCGGTATCTCTTCCTCGACGAGGTCGATGGTTATCCCATCGACGTCGATGGTGAGGGCAATGCCGTGGCACTGGCGGAGGCCCGTACCCGGACGTTTTCTCGGCGCAAGATTTTCATTGTGTCGACGCCAACGATTGCCGGTGTCAGCACCATCGAGCGGGAATACGAGGCCTCGGACCAGCGCCGCTACTTCGTGCCGTGTCCGCACTGTGGGCACCGGCAATGGCTGCGCTTCGAGCAGTTGCGCTGGGAGCGTGGTGATGATGGCAACTTCCCGGACACGGCCGCCTACGTCTGCGAATCCTGTGAGGCACCAATCCCTGAACACCACAAGACCTGGATGCTGGAACACGGCGAATGGCGAGCCATGGCCGACGGCAATGGTGGCCATGGTGGCAACAGCGGCGGCCGCACGGCCGGCTTCCATCTGTCGAGCCTGTATAGCCCGATTGGCTGGCGTAGCTGGAAAGAAGTCGCGGCTGCCTGGGAGAGTGCCATCAGTAAGGAAGCCGGATCTGCTGCTGCGATCAAGACCTTCAAGAACACCGAACTCGGGGAGACCTGGGTCGAGGAAGGCGAAGCGCCCGACTGGCAGCGCTTGCTGGAACGTCGCGAGGACTACAGGATCGGGACCATTCCAGTCGGTGGCCTGCTGCTGACCGCCGGTGCCGACGTCCAGAAGGATCGCATCGAAGTTTCGGTGTGGGCCTTCGGGCGTGGCAAGGAATCCTGGCTGGTCGAACATCGTGTCCTGATGGGCGATACCGCCCGCGACGAGGTATGGAAATCCCTGGCCAGTGTGCTGAGGGAAACCTGGACGCATGAAACCGGCTGCCAGCTTGGCTTGGGTCGTCTTGCTCTGGATACCGGCTTCGCGACGCAGGAAGCTTATGCGTTTGTCCGGGGTGTGCGTGACCCGCGCCTGATGGCCGTCAAAGGGGTGGCCCGGGGTGCCGCCCTGGTAGGCACTCCAACTGCGGTCGATGCAACGTCTGGCGGCAAGAAACTTCGCCGGGGCATCAAGGTATTTTCGGTCGCGGGTGGCATTGCCAAGCTGGAGTTCTACAACAACCTCCGGAAGTCACCAGAGGTGGCCGACGACGGTCTGACGATCCGCTATCCGGCTGGCTTTGTTCATCTGCCCAAGGTGGATGCCGAGTTCTTGCAGCAACTGTGCGCCGAGCAGCTGATTACGCGGCGCGACCGGAATGGCTTCGCCATCCGCGAGTGGCAGAAGATGCGCGAGCGCAACGAGGCACTTGACTGCTATGTCTATGCCCGAGCCGCAGCCGCCGCCTCCGGCCTCGATCGCTTCGAGGATCGGCACTGGCGCGAACTTGAACGACAACTCGGACTGTCTCCACCGGAGGCAGTCACCGAACAACCCGCCGAGGCCACCCACGAACAACAATTCGCAGGTGGCCTTGGTACTTCTGGAGCCAATCAACGACCGGCACGCCGCCTGATCCGCAGCCCTTGGCTTAACTGAGGATGAAGCATGAGCCTGCAGTCGCAACTGAACAGCTTCGTGACGCGGGTTGCCGAGATGTTTCAGCAGGTCGAATCCCGAACCGGCCCGTTGCACCAACTCAATACCTCGGCCAAGTCTGACCTGGTCACCGCGATCAACGAACTGGCTGCGCGCGAGATCGGCAATGGCGGCAGCGGTATTGCCTTCACGCACAGCCAGGTGTCGGCCGCGACGCTCTGGACCATCAACCACAACCTGGGTTTCCGGCCCGCCGTGGCAATTCTCGATAGCGGCGGTAATGAAATCGAGGCCGATGTCGTGCACACCGGCCCGAACCAACTGGTCATTCACTTTGCCATTCCGGTCGCCGGGGTGGCTCGTCTCACCTAGTCACTTGTTACGTAGTCATCACACAGGAGGAATTCATGTCCCGCAAGCAACTCTCTGATCTCGACTTTGGCGGCGTTGCCCGCATCCGCAATCTGCCGGCACCGGTGAATCCGGATGAACCGGTCCGCCAGCAGGATCTCAACTCCGCCGTTGAAGGTCTAGCGTGGAAGGATTCCTGCCGCGTGGCCAGTCAGGCCAACGTCAATCTGTCCTCGCCCGGGGCATCCATTGATGGCATCACGCTGACTGTCGGTGACCGTGTCCTGGTCAAAGCCCAGACGGTCGGCTCCGAGAACGGAATCTACATCTGGAACGGAGCAGCCGTTGCCATGACCCGCAGCCTCGATGCCTCGAGCAGCAGCGAACTGGAACAGGCCGTCGCCACCGTCGAGGAAGGGACCTCGGCCGGCACCAGCTGGCGGCAGTCGGTGGTCAATTTCATCCTCGACTCGAATGACGTGACCTGGCTGCAATTCGGTGCGGCCATCGGTGCCGCCTCGGAAACCAGTTCCGGCATTGCCGAGATCGCCACCCAATCCGAAACCGATGCCGGCACCGACGATCAGCGCATCGTCACGCCGCTCAAGCTCAACGCCTGGGCCAACAAGACCCGTCGCGCCCAAGCCACGATCGGTGACGGCAGCAGCACCCAGTTCGATGTCAATCATAACTTCGCCACCCGCGATGTCGTCGTCCAGGTCTATCAAGCCTCCGGCAACTACGAGCAGGTGACCTGCGATGTGAGTCTGCCTACGACCAACACGGCACGTCTGAACTTCGCTGCAGCGCCGGCGAGCAATGCCTACCGTGTCGTGGTGATGGGGTAATCAGTGAAGGATCTGTCCTATCGCGTGGTGCCTGTCGTCGCGGCGCTGCCTGCCGCGTCGACCGCTATCGCCGGGGTCGTTGTGCGCCTGTCGTCCGACAACCATCCGTACTGGTGCGATGGCACGGCATGGATAGATCTGGTGCCGGAGCCGCGTCTATCCACCGTTCGACTGGCCGCTGACGTCACCAACAGCACGACGACCCTGGCGAATGTCACCGGTCTGGCCATTGCCCTGGCAGCCAACAGCACCTATGCCATCGATGCACGGGTGATGTTCCAGATGGCTGCGACCAACACCGGACTCCGTCTCACGCAGACGGTACCAAGTGGGGCAACCCATGTCGCGCAATGGAATACACCGACCTCATTGACCGCGAGAACGCTGGCCAACCAGCGTGCCGCCGATACGGGAGCGGCAAGCACCGGCGTCGATGCCGCCAATGCCAACACGCTCGCGACCGGTTCGTTCGTGGTCATCACCGGGGCGACAGCCGGCACTCTTCAACTCCGCTTTGCCTCGGAAGTCGGTGGCTCCAACGCCGTGGTCAAGGCAGGCAGCAATCTGGTGGCGATCAAGGTCGCCTGACATCTATGGCCTACACAGAAGATCAACTGACCGCATTGGAAGCCGCCCTTGCCAAAGGCGAGAAGCGCGTGACCTTCGGCGACAAGACCGTCGAGTATCGCTCGGTCGAGGAACTGAAGGAGGCGATTCGTGCTGTCCAGCGTGGACTGTCCGAACAAGCCACCAACACCGGCCTGATTGCGCCTCCACCCCGGCAGATCCGGGTGGTTACCGGCAAAGGATTCTGATGGGCTGGCTCACCAACATTCGTCGCCGCATGTTTGGCGGCACGCCGGTCTATGACGGTGCCGGACAGGGCCGGCGCACGCTGGCCTGGGCGGTATCAAACCCGGGGGCGGTTGCGGCACTGGCCTACTCACAGGAAAGTCTGCGCGCCAAGAGCCGTGATCTGGTCCGACGCAATGCCTGGGCCGCTGCGGGTGTCGAGGCCTTCGTCGCCAATGCGATCGGCACCGGCATCAAGCCGCAAAGCATGGTGGCGGATGCCGCGCAACGCGAAGCCATCCAGCGCCTGTGGTGGGACTGGTGCGAGTTTGCCGATGCCTCGAGTCTCACGGATTTCTATGGTCTGCAGGCACTCGCCTGCCGGGCCATGC